ATCGAGGTGCTCGGCGGTCCCTTTGAGGAACGATGCCGTCATCTTGTCAGAGACCCCGCATGTTCGGTTGTAGGTTACCACCGTGGTCAGAAGCAATGAAGCCCCGGCCCTTGGTTCTTCTACGTAGGTGTCCACAAGCAGCATGATAAATGCAGCCAGTTGCTGGGGCTGCATTGTCTGGGGCATCTGCTGCATGATCTCCTCTATGAGGTCCCCGGTCATTGTCTCTGGCTTCGTCAACGGTTGTTCCTTTCCCAAGGTCTGTCGTCATAGCCATTGGCCTGACGCTTTATGCGGATCACTTCATCGAGGTTTTGGCAGGCCATGTAGAGCACCAGCTCGAGCTGCTCCTGCGTGACCCAAAGTCCGGGCAGCTTTACAAAGCCTGCTTCGCGCAGGGCTCGGGAACCGGGGCTGTCGCTCTCCCCTCGGCCCATCAGTCGCTGTCCCTTGTGATTTCGTAAGCCACGAGATGCAGAACACCAACGGCAGCGGCGAGGGGCATTCGCCCGCTATATTCATAGATCAGGGCTTTGATGCGGTCGCCCAGTTCCCCCGTCACGTCCTCGGCCCTCTTGCCGTCGCCCTTAAAGATGCGGATGTCAGTCATAATGACACTCCAGCTTTCCGCAAATCATGCAGCGCGTTTCAAATACGATGTGACCGCGATCAGTGACATGGACTCGGCTAACCTCGTTCTTATGCAGACCAATCCGGTGCAGGAGTCTCCAAATCATTTCACACAGTTCCCCTCGACCCATTGCATGTCGGCGGCGATGCACTGCTCGTAGCGCGTCTGACTTTTCTCCATGTCGTTAAACATGAGTTGCCCCATGCCGAACATGAAGAACACAATGCAGCCGACCACGGCCAACGGTACGACGTTATACCAAAATTCGCTCATGCTCTCACCTCGTTGATGACGCGGCGCACCTGTGCCCGCATGTTAAGAAGCGCCCGGCCTCCCGCCTCGCATTTGGCGCCCTTGCCCTTGGGCAGGATGGCGGCCAGCTTCCCGGCCACCCGTACCTTGTAATGCTTGCCGCCGTCCTCGACGGTGTATTCCAAGCCCGCCGCTGACACCTCGTCAAGCGTCGCCTGTACCGCATTGGGAACGCGCCAAGTCATCTGCGCCCCCGGTTCCACGCGAGGCGGCTGATGCGGTTGGCAAGGTCGTCGAGCTCGGCCACGCTTATGCCGGGGTTGTCCAAGAGGGCAGTAAAGATCGCCCCTGTCAGACGGCGAGACGGCAGGATTGCCGAGCCCTGAATGATTGCAGCTACTGCCTCGGCCTGCACGTCACGCACAGGCATTGTCTTGTGCTCTCTGCGCCAGAACATCAGGCCTCTCCTTCTTGGTCGGTTACGTCCAGCCCCATGAGCGCCCGCCCGAGGACATAGGTGTTCTTGGCATAGTAGACAGAGGTGGCATTCTTCCTGCCCGGCGCGTAGACCTTGGCGCAGGCGATGCTCGAAGTGTCGTGCAGGCGCTGCAACGCTGCTCCTATGGCGTTGTACTTCGTGCGTTGGACCTCGGTTGCTGTCCATGAATCGAACCGCTCGTTGAACAGATCAACGTACACCTCGGCCCGGTTCCACACCTCGCCGCCCATGACCACGTCCAGAACCTGCTGCTCAAGAGTCTGACGGGACGGATGGATCGGAGGGGTCGGTTCGGCGAGCGCGGCGATGGCGGCGAGCGGGGCAGGCTTTGCTTCCTCGCGCGGTTCGTCCCGGTAGACCGCCACCGCCCGCCACGGAACCCGATGAGCATGCTCCGGGAAGTTGGGGACGTAGGACACATCGATCACTTCGCCGATCCGCAGGTTGTTCATCCGCGCCATCGCCGGAGCAATGGCCACGGCCTCGGGCTGGCCCGCGCTTGTGTCGTCACTGATAAACCCGAACACCACGCCTGATGCTGCGGCCGATGCTACTCGGACCTTGGACGTTCGGACCTCGGACGGGTCGTAATTCAATTCCATAGCCATGATCTTTCCTTCCGTGTGTTTTGGTAATCGGCCAATTAATTGGCCGATAATTGGCCGATCTCAATGCGCCGTTTCTTCGGCATGTTCTTCGTCGTACATGTCTGCCGTCTTCCGAAGACCTTCTGAGACGGTCTCCCGGCTCATCCCCCAATAGAGGCCGAGGGTGTAGATCGTGCTGATGAGCGCGGAGATGATCTCTCCGGGGCCATCCAAGTACTCGCTGTAGATCGACAGCGTGATGGCGCAGAGCTCACCGTTGCTCATGTCCTTGGGCAGGGCGGCGAAGACAGCGTCGAGGTGTTCTTTCGTCATGTTCGGGCTGAGTTGTTCGCTTGTCAAAATGGGCACTCCTTGCCTTGCTTGTACCAGTCGCTCGTCTCCGCCTTGGGAAAAACCTTAGACTGGGGGGTTGTCGTAGTATTTTCGATGTGCTTGGGCCGCAGGCCCATCTGTTCCATGAACAGGCCGAAGTCGCCGTAGACCTCTGGGGTGAGGGTGCGGTCAGTCATTCCGGTATCTCCGTCAGCGTTTCGTCCGGCTGCTCTTGACCCAGAAAACTTTTTGATCCAATCCGGTTGACGCCGCCATCAATCCTATATTGCAAGTTGTAGTTATTCTGCAGGCAAAACATGATCGCCCAGCTTAGCACTTCAACCCGCAATTTCTCCCCCGCTTCTGCGATATCTAGATAATCAATGCTGTCCTCCTTTCGCCACACGAGGATTGCGTTCACATCGTCTGGCTTCATCCAACCCGGGATATTGTCGTTGACGAGCCACTCGCATTTGAAAACCTTGCATGGGTCTTCAGGATGGTTGCCATAAATAGAACATCTTCCACTCTCCAAATAGTGACAGGGACGCCCCTTCCAGAAGGGATGTCCATGTGCGCTTCCATGTAGGTGGCCTTCGCAACATTTGCTGCAGGTCCCGCAAACTCGAGGTGGAGTTGTTACAGAAGCGTCGTTCAAGACTGCAACCGTCGCCTCGTCGGTTACATCCCACTTAGCCATGACGTTCCTCCTTGATCTCGTCGTGCAGCCACTGGCCATCCTTTTCGCCGTAGTCATCCTGAAGCTTGTGCAAGAGCCAATCGCCACGGTCCTCGTCGTCATCCAGATCGTCGTCGATCTCGCCCACCCCGCCGCAGTTTTCGCATTCGTCTTCGTACTCCTCAATGAAGCCGCTGTCGTTGGATGCGGAATGGCGGCGCTCGCGCTCGAAGAGCTGGGTCCCCGAACCTTGGCACTCGGGGCAGGACTTGGTGTATTTGTGTTTGATCATGCGTTCTCTCCTGTCGTTTCGTTTAGATGATCCACAACCTCCTGAAACAGCCGCCTTAGTTGGTCATACTCTTTCTGTGCCTCAAATCCGGCCTCAAGCGGAGGTGGCAAAGGAATTTGCAGGAGCATCCCCGTCTTGGGTGTGACCAGCACCACATCATTCTCGCTGACGTGGCTCTTGGTTCTCGGCACTTGGACCTTGGTCATGCTGCGTCTCCCATCTTTGGTGCGTGATATGCTTTCTTGATGCCGAAGGCCGGGTGCCCAGACCAGAAGCCCTCGATCCACTGGTACCAGAGCCCGTCCTTGCGGAGCGTGGTGTTCTTCCATCCCTCCTCGGCCCTGCGCCAGTGCCCCCGCGTGTAGTGCAGAGGCATGCAGCGCACAGGCTCGTCGCGGGTGAGCTTGGCCTTGGTCTCTTCGCCAATGTTCCATGTGATCTTGTGCCATGCGTCACTGGCATAGGACCCGCTGCGCTTGGCCGCGCGGCGCTCCTGCCTCGATCCGGCAGGTTCTTTCTTGGTGAAGCCGGGTTGGTTCAGGATCGAGCACATGGCGGCGACGGTCAGGACATTGCTCAGGTTCAATTGTTGATCCTCCTCCGTCTGTCCCTCCTCCAGAAGCGTCCCGCCCTCAACCTCGACTTGGTACCCGCCAAACATTATCGTCGAGAAGTAGGGCGACACCGCGTAAACAAAGGTTCCGTCCTTCTCCTCCACGGCGAAGTACATGAAAGGGACTGGGCCCCGGTCAGGAAACTGAATGGTGGTTCCCCGCTGCCAAAAAGCACAGGTCTTCGACGGCAGGCGGCAGTCCTTGTCGATTGTGATGGTTTGTGTCGCCCGGTGCATGAAAAGCTGCTCGAACATGTCGTCCGTAGCCTTTCCAATGCTGGCGTCGATTTCGTAGTAGTCGCAATCCTGAAGTCTGTCAGCAATTGCCCGCGCCATGTCGTACAGGTCTTTCCTGTCCCCGCTCATGGCCATGACCTTATCCTGCGCCTTCCGGCACAGCTCCGCCATCTCGACAACGGAGCTCGGCTCTCGGACCTTGGTCATTTCTTAAACTCCATGTCGAGGATCGCTTCTTCGGCGCGATACATGTCCGCCCGCAGGTCCACGATGGCGCTCATCGCCTCGTAGATCACGTCCGCCACGCCCTCTGCCCGCATCATGCGGAACTCTTGGACATAGGTCTTC